TACATCTGTAATTCTTTCTTCAGCTTCAGCTTTTTCCATCAATGCACCATAGTAGCTGCCCTGGACAGCTGCATTGAATGAACATTCATACTCCTGCTCGTATTGACTAGAAGGCATAGTACGCATAGCATCTTCTAATTCCCATTGAGGAATAACATTAGTATCAGAAGCTCTGTACATACATCCGTACCAGTCTTTACTGTCAGTTCTTTTTGCAAAGTCAAATACTTCCCAGAACTGATTATGCCCCATAGGTGTACCAATAAAGATAACAAACCCAAGTTTATCAGATACTGCAGGTCTTATAATCTCAGTCCAGGTACGAGGTGACATAAGAGCAAACTCATCTAATACTACTCCATCAAACCCTAGTCCACGAAGTGCATCTGGATTGTCAGCACCAAATATCTGTATTCTTGATCCGTTATATAAATCTATTTTTAATTCTGTTTCATTTCTACCACCACCAAGTTCCATTAATGGTTCTGTATATTCTTTGAGATAGTCAAAAGCTACAGCCTTACCTTGTCGGTAGGTAGGTGCTATGTAAGCTAATCTAGCATTATCTTTTTCAACCGCAGTAGCTACTAGTTTCCATATAGCTAGGCAGGTCTTACCAAAACGTCTATGACAAACAATAACATTAAATCTTTTTAAGTTTTGGAATACTTCCCACTGATACTTACGAGGTGTAAACGGTATTGTTATTTCTTTTTGTTTTACTTCTTTTCTGGTGCGTGGCATAAGTTTATACTAATTGGTTTTTTGCTATCACCAGTTATTTTATGTTCCTTACTTGCTAATCTAGCATGCACGAAAGGTGCAGCTTTTTCTGCAGCCCACATCTTCCGTTCAGGAGAAGTACCAGGATTGTTTAAAACATTTAACATATAATCCAACGGTGTTCTACTTGCACCCCTAATTTTAGCTTCAAGATTAGCGCCTTTGCTGCCATCTTTTACGCCTTTAGGTCTACCAGCTCCTGGTCTTTTACCGCCATGTTTCATTATACTCTCACTCCTCTACGTCTTAGAGCTTCATTAAGTCTATTAGTTTTTTGTTTCTCAGAAGCTCTACCACTACCTCTACCAACGCCATAACCTATTGCACCTGTAGCTGTAATAGGATTAAGTAATGCTTTACCTGCAAGAGTTTGTGCGCCACCTAATACTGTTTTCTTTTTAGTAGACTTTTTCTTGCTTTTTTTCTTTTTCTTTTTAAATATCTTGCTTTCTTTATTAGCAGATTTTTTAAATAGCTTACTTGCTGCTTTACCGATCATGTTGATTTTTTCCTTGCATTTTTAAATCTAGCCATTTGTAGTCTTTCTGATCTACTAACAGCTTTACGTTGTTGAGCTTTACTTACTGATCCAAATTTACCACCAAAGTCTGTAGTCATATAACCAGTTGGTTGTTTTTCGCCAAAGAACTCAGCTCTAGCATCTGGGTCAGGTCGTTTCATTTCTTTTTTAGATAAACCAGTCTGTTTCTTGAAAGTTTTAGCATATTTTTTAGTTGGTTTACCAGCAATAAAAGCAGCTAATTGATCTTCACTTAATTCATCTTTTAATTTTTTAGGTTTCTTTTTCTTAGTTGTAAAGTACTTAGAAGCAAACCTACTTATTCGAACCATTATCTATTTAATAGACCAGGCATCATTGCATCCCTAGTTGATGGCGGAGCCATACGTCTAGGTTGTTGCATTTGATTCATTTGTGGTGGTACAGGTGCAGCTCCCATAGGTCCAGGTACATTAGATACTTGTCCTGGTTGCTGTGGTTGTACCATTTGTTGTTTTGCCATAACTATCTTACCAAGAGTTTGTAACTCATTAGCTGATAGTGCAGATATCTCTTCTGCTAGTGTAACTAAACTTTTAGCCATTATAATAGTCCTTTTTTAGTATTATTTACCACTAACTTTACGTCTGGTTGTGGTGTATATTCGATGTCAAGTTCTTTCTTATATCTGATAGGAGCAGACTCTTTAGTACCATTTAAGGCTTTTATTAGGTTAGCAATAACCTCTTTATCTGACTTACTCATCATTACCAGAGAATGCAGCAGCACCTATAGATGCATATCCAACAGGTCCTTGTACCGTACGTCTTACTTTATTCAGTCTACCAGTACCTTTTAGTCCAGTAGCTCCTCTAATACTTGATTCTTTGGATTTAACTTTAGCGTAAGTAGGTGTCTTTTTAACTTTTCTTACTTTTCTTTTACCTTTTTGAAGCAATTTAGCTCCAGTTATTACTAATTTACCGTACATTTGTTCTCCTATCTATAAGCTCGTGTTTTACGAGCAATACTTTTTGGTTGTTTTACGTGTTGTTTACCTTTTTTAGTGCCTTTACGCTTTGCTCTTGTAGTAGCAGCGTATTCTTTAGCCGATAACGACTTAATAGCTTTCTCAGGTAGGTATCTTTCACCTGTCTTAGCAGAAGGTTTACCAGATTTGGTACGCCATTTCTGTTTACCCCAGTTCTTTAAGCTCTTTTGAGACTTCTTCAGGGTCATTTATAGCCGCCACCGCCAGCCTTATAGCGTTTCGCTAGCATCTGGGCTTTACGTGCCGACCATTGACCAGCTTTACCGCCTTTTGTGCCAGATTTTATACTCTGGAACATGCGTTTACGCATACCAGGCTTAGTATAGTTCCCAGCCTTGTTAACGGTACTCTTAGCCATAACTTATAGTACTATTACTAGTACGACTATAGCTGCACATGCAATTACTACGCCTTTTTTCTGCATAGGTAGTCCGTGCCATTTATCCAATATAATCTTTTTCATAATTTATCCTTTGTTATGCTTCATTTGTACTGGAAACTTAGCTGTTAAGCTAGCTCCCTTATGTTTTTGAAATTTACCTGTATGCTTCATGAGCTTAAAGCCTTTACCAGCTTTCATCCAATGAAAACCTGCAGGTGCTTTGACGTTCTTATCCATTACTTTTTCTTACCTTTTTTCTTCTTCTTAGACTTCATGATCTTATCTTTGAGAGCTTTAGGTAAAGTCATCTGTTTCTTAGTAAGCATTCTTTTTACCCTTCTTCTTTTTCTTCTTCTTCATCGGTGGTCTACCTTTAGCAGATCCGTATGTTCCTTTACCCATTGGCATAGTGTTTCTCCTCAGTTAGTGTTTAAACGCATTTTAAGGTACCATACAGCACGATTTACCAACCACCGTACCATTCGATCACCTCAGAAGTATTATAGAGCTTTAGCTCGGTATTTTCGCCTTTTATACATATATCTATTTGCGGGCTTTGCGTTACTGGTTTGCCACTTAGTCTAGCGTATATCTTAGCTTGTTCTCTACCGAAGCTATCTTCCCCGAATATGACGTGTCCAACTCTAGGCATAAGCCCCCCTTCATTTGATTAGTCTCAATACAAACCCCCCTATATATCATTATGCACTGCTGTAGCAGTGTTGATGTGTGGGGGCATTTTAAAACCCCACGCTTTTGAATTGACGCTTTGAATGCATTGGGGAAATTGATTCTTGAACTCACAGTTCGACTGTGCATTCGACCGCTTTCTCTGCATCTGCGAGCGTCAATACATTTAGTGATATTGGCATTGCAAGACTTCTTTGTCTTATGTGTAAGGAAGTGATGCAATGCATGTAAAGTCTTGGCTCCTTTGTATACACGACAGACGCTAACACGGCATACTAACATCATACGAATCGGGATTTGTAGTCAAGTATTATATCGGTTCCAGGCGCTTGCATTTTTTCTTCTTGATCGGCACAGCCGATCGCTTAATGCACGACAACAAGTTGTCGAAGCTTCTACCAATCTAACACTGGACAACTGCATCCATCGATTAGTAATGCTGTGAGTAATTGTGTTAGTTGAATAAACAGCTACCACCTAACCTCTAAAAGGAGAATACTATGATATCAATTATAATTATATCACTATTACTACTAACTAACTTATTTACCTTCTTGTGTCTGGTTCATCTAGAGCAAGAGACAACTGACTTGCAGACGCAGCTTGAGGGGGAAAGAGAATTTAGTAGAGAATTAATTAAAACAGGAGAAAAATCATGAACAACAAAATTGATTACGAACTAGAAGCTAGTCATATACTAGAAGAACATAATATCGAAGAAGCATCTGCAAGTATGGTAAGGTCAGTTGATA